TTGTTTCCATTTTTTATTTATTTATTTGTTTTACTTTTTCTAAATATAGAACTGCATCCATAAGTTCTTCCTGTAGGTGTTTAAGCCATTCTAATGGACTTAATTCGTTTTCTTGTAGCGTAGTTCCGTATTTTTCTATTCCACGCTCTGAACGTAGTCTAAATTCGTTTATTACTGATTCCACTATTTCGTCTTTTCGCATCTTATTTCGATTTTCAATTTCATTTACAAGCTTAAATGTTATATTTAATAGTTCTTTATCTATTTTAGATATATTCATCTGCTCCTTCTCCATTGCTTTGGCTTGTTGTATTTTTTCAGCTAATACCCAAGATTGTATTTTAATAATATAATTCTCTTGGTCTTTAATATCAGCAAAATCATATTCTTTTAATTGCTCAACCAACCACTCTACTGCTGTCTGTTTCATATCGTATCAAATCGTATTAAATCGTATCAAATAACTGATTATAGTACTCACGTGCTAACTCTATCTTTTCTTGTATTTGCCATATTACTGTTTCGTCACGCTCTACTTTAAATACTTTGATTCGTCTTTCGTTAGGAATATGGTCGAAGTTATGCTTCTTTTGTACGAAATCACGGATGTCTAAATCTTCGTCTATCTTATGCTGTTTCCAATGTTCTCTTCTTACTTCGTCTTCTACTATCTCAAAAGGTGTGTTCATTAAGCAATAACAAAGTAACGATTCATTCTTTCCTGTTAACCACATATAACCTTGAAGCTGGTAGTAGTAGTCTTTGTTAGGTATTTCGCTATCAAAAAACGGAAAAGTAGTAGCATCCCAAGAACTTTTAACGTCTAAAAGTATTTCATTCGTGTTTACATCCGGAACACCGCTTATAAAGTCATTTTCAAAGCGTTCTTCATTCTTGTAAATGAAGCCTAAATCTAAAACATCGTTGACAAAACTAATGGCTTCGTCTTCTACTTGGTTTCCTTTGTCCGTGTAACGTGACCAAAACTCTTTTTTTATTCCGTACTTATGTTCTAATACTAATTCCTGAATATAAGTCTTAGCCGTTTGCGATAGGCTCTCCCCTTTGGTTCGGGGAGTAGCCATTAACTTACCTATTTGTGAACAGCGTATTTTCATAACTCAGTAATTTTTTTAAGTTGTGACGCATCTAAATCAAAAGTTTCAATTAGCTTTTCTATTTGATATTCTCCGTTCTTAATTGCTTCGATAGCTTTGTTGAAACGTGCGTTATCAATCTTTGCTTTCTTTTGTTTAGGTTGTTCGTCTTTTACTTGTTCTCCACTTGCGTCCGTGTCTTTGTCGGTAACTAAACATAACATACTGCTGATGGAGTACCTGCGGTAATAACTGCAACCAGCCCCGAAAGACTGATAGTCATTCATTCCTTTTAACGCTACTTGTGGAATTTCTACCATTGAATCTAAACATTCTCCACTTTCTACGTGGAATACTGTTGTACATAGGTAAGTAATACCTTCTTTAGTGTTTAGGGTTTGAGTGAATCCTAATCCGTGTTTTTGTAGTAGTGGATTAATCACTTCGAAGATTTTAGGCAAATCAGCATAAGAATAACCATAACCTTGTGTCGCCTTGTGAATTACAGGCACTTCTTGTTGGAACGATGCCAACGCTTTAAATAAATGTTTCATAATGTTTGTTTTTAATTTGTTAATAATGCGCGTTACCCAAGACGCGCCCCTTGTTTGATTAATCTATTATTTTTATTGAATTAATAAATTGACTTAAATAATTTTTAATATTTTTATCTGATGTTGATTTTCTAATTTTTTCTACATTTAACCAGTTATCTAAATTTTCATTTCCAATATAAGATAATAAAGATTCAACAGAAATTTTTCCTCCATTTGTTAAATAACATACTCTTGTATTAAATTGTGTTGATGTCCAATTAACTGATTGCTTTTCTAATGTTATTTTTTCAATTGTTTTCATATCCTTTGTATTTAATTATACACAAATATAAGTATTATATTTTAATATAGAACTATTTATTTTAATTTATTTTTAAAAAATCTATTAGCGGCAGCAATATTCCTTTACTGCTATTAGCGTCACCGCCTAAAACATCGCGAGTAGTCTTTAGGTATTTACGGCAAAGGCTTCTTAGTTCGTCTTTTTCTACCATTACAAAGTGTTTTTCGCTTAACCAATAACAATAGTAGTCAGCTTCGCTTGTAGCTATTCCTGAAGGCTTATTTCGGCTTTCGTATTCTACGAATATGTTACCAGTTTCCAAACATTGAAAATCGCGTTTTACTTCAATCTTTTTACCGAGCAGTTCATATAATGCAGTTTCGTAGGATAATCCTATTTCTAAATCGTATTTAAAGTCGCTATTGTGTTTCATATTGTTTAATCTTTTTTTTGTACGTGTTAATTATTTCTTTTAGTTCGTCTATCGTGAACTTCCGTGTTTTCTTAGCTTCAGCTTCTAAAAGTGTTAATTGTTCTTCTCCTATCTTGTTAATTAATCCCTTGCGATATTCTATTAAATTACCACTCAAATATTGGTTGCACGTAATACAACTGCTATGCACGTTAAACTCATTAAAACGAACATTCCAATGGTTATTAGCGTTGAAGTAATGCGAAGCGTTTACGCGTCCTGTAATTGGTTTTCCGCAACTTATACAAGGTAATTTTTTATCTCGTAGGTTTATGTACTTGTTGAAAGTTTGTTGTGCTAATTTTATGTAGTCTTGAATAGTTAGTAAATCGTTTTTCATTTTAGCTTTCGTCTTTTTCCATTGCTTGGTCTTTTCGGATTCTACCCAAACACGAACACACTCTTCTTTTAGGCAATATTTTTGTAAAAAGCGTATAGGTTCAAATGGTTGTTTGCAGTTCTTACACTTCATAGTCAAAGATTGATGTTTGATTTATATTCGATTTTTTGTAAATGTTTAAAGCTGTTTCAAGTATTGTTTTTCCTGCTTCATAATCTACCAGGTTACGAGCCATTTTAATTACTGATTGTTCGCCTTCATATTTTTTAAAGTCGTAATTATGAAATTCACACAAACCTTTTAATTCGTCTTTTGCTTGACTAATTGCAAATCTTCTATCATTCAAATCATTTGGCAAATTGAAATTAGTCCAATATAAATGCCTACCTCTTTTTTGAGCGGGGATTAAAGGTTCATAATATGGTATTACATTTTCAACTACAAATTTTCCGTGTTTATAATAATGCTGTAAAAACAAAATTTCTTCATATAATTTCATATCCGGGTAAACTGCTTCAGTTGTAGTATCGTAATTTGAACTATTCCAATACCTGGCACGTGAATGAGTAGGACAAGGAGGAGAACTCCAAATAAAATCGAACTCTTTGTAATGGTCTAATAAATATTGGTGTGCATCTGCTACAATTACCTTATCATTTGGGAATCGTTCTTGGTATAAACGTGCAGCTTCTGGGTCTAATTCTACTGCTGTTATTTCTAAATTGTCTGCTACTTCGTCCCACTTGTAGCGATTACCGCCTAAACAAGCGTATAAATTTAATATTTTCATAAGTCTATACCCTTAAAATTAATCTGCTTTTTTAAGTCTATAACCTGATTTTTTAAGTCAAGGTTTATCAGTTCTAACCTAAATAAACTTTTGTTAGCTATTCGGTATTCGTTTTCTAAGTCTAAGAAAACACGATGTATCTCTTTAACGTCTTTTAAACTTTGTGACATAGAGTCTATTAAGTCTTTTCTATTAGGGTGGTTTTGTTTTATTTCGTCTAATGATAGGCTTATTTTAGCGTGTAATGCTCCTATTTGAACACTTGTTTTAAGTAGTATTAAATCTTCCATAGTTAAAATGGTAAGTTATTTTTTAATTTTAGTTTTTCACTTGTTGACATTAATCCGTCAGTTTCTGTAATTCGTGTTTGAGTAGGTGGTTTAGGTGGTGTTTGTAATTGTTCTGAAGCAAATTCTTTAACAAACTGGTAACCATCTTGCCTATCTAAATAGTAATTCAAAGTTTCTTTATCAAATTTTATAAGCATTTTACCTATTTCACCATTCGAACGTGGTTTTATTTTATTGAAATATATTTGCGCTTCATTGTATTCAGGGTTTTCACGATGTACTGTTATCATACATTTTCCTGAATTAAACCATTCACTACCACCTTTTAAATCAAATGGAGTAGGAGCGTTTCTTTTTCCGTTTTCCTTCTCGGTTAATTTAGGATGGATTATAGTGTGAAAATGTAGATTGTTTTCTTCAGCCATATAATTCCTTAAAGGTAAAACATATTCCAAATACTGCGCATAACCTCCATACTTTTCGTAATCGTGGCTTAGGTCTTTCCAACTATCTATTGAAGCCGTGTGTAGTTCTTCGTCTTTTTTTAGTTTCACCGCCCATTCCCAAAAGTCTTTAGGTGTTATTTTACCTTTTGTTTCCTTTCGTGTTATAATGTTAAAATGTCTTAAAACCCATTCCATAGCCATAGTTATTTCTAAGTCACTAATAACATTTCTCGCATTAGGGTCAAAACTCTTACCCGTCTTTTTTTGGATTAAGTCTGCAACTATTTCAGTTGTATTACCTACGTCAGGAAAATAAACCAAGTGTTTCCATCCATAAAACTTAGAAGTATTGACTAAGCATTCCATTAAGAATTGAGTTTTACCGCTTTGTGGGTATCCAGTCCAATCAGTACAATTACCTAAACTCATTGAATAAAATCTATGTAATTCCTCAAATCCTAAATACTTACCCTTTACGTGATAGTTGTCACGATGTTTGTATAAGGTTTCTACTACGTCACCTTGTTCTGCTATTTTGAATCCTTCAATCATTGCCAAGAAAATTTATTAGGTTGTTCATTAAAGTCAATTTGTTTAGGATTAAACTTAACTTCGTTTCGTTTCCATTGTGCTAATCTACGAGAATAACTCCAAGTTTTTTGTAACTCGAATTTAAGTTTAGGAATTTTATCTTGCGTTTCTTCAGTCCAATACGAATAAAAGTCGTTAAGCATATCTCTACTATAAACATCTACAAATTCTTTTAGAGAATCAGCAAATTTTAATTTGCGTTGTTCTATTGTTTCTTGTTTAATTGTTACTTGTTTATTTATACTAACAGTGCTTTGACTGTGCTTTGTACTGTGCTTTTGCAGTGCTTTGTCTAATGCTTTGGTAGATGCTTTTGTATTTTTTACAATAGCAATTATATTTGAAGAGTATTGATTTTTACTAATTTCAACCATTTCTACGAATCCAAATTCTACTAATTCATTTAATCCTGCCGAGTAAGTTCTCCAATTTTTTACACCTATTGCTTCCATAACCATTTGAGAAGGAAGTCCAAATTTATCTTTCCAACCTAAACGATTGCAGTGTTCAATAGCAAAAAAATAAATTGCATAATGAATAGGCTTTACTTTGTCCGGATTATCAAACGCCCAGTTACAGAAATTCCTACTTAAATCATAACTATTCATTTGGCTCAAGATTATAATAAAACTTTAAAATAAAAGGAAGTAATTTTTCAATATCATTGTTTGAAATTGTAACCGCCGCTCTATTTTCTCCCTCTACACATTCAAAACATAAATACTCACCAATGCTTACAAACATAACATCATTTAAAACATTTGCACATTGAAACTCTAAATAATCTTTACGCATAACTTAAATTTTTAGTACATAAAAAAACCCTCGCTTTCTCAGTAGCCTTCGACCTCTACTTCAAAAACAAGGGTAATAATACCATAGCACTTATAATGTCGAAGGAGTGCGTTTGCAAATATAACGATATTATTTAAAATAAGTTGCTTCAGTAAATAAATATTCTTCGTTTAACAATTTGCGCTTTATATCCTGTAGTTCAGTAGTGTTTTTACACTCTAAAATATCGGCGATTAATTGAGAGCCGTTGTATTTCTTTTCGTCTTTTTCTATCAAATCTACGTGAATCTTCTTTGGTTCGTAGAATATTTCACGATATTCTTTTACGTTATGCAGATACAATTCGTCTTTGAATCGCGTGTAAGCGTGGTGCTTCTTTATTCCGTTAATTATAGTAGCGTGTGTTTTTCTAAATAGCTTTCCTATTTCTACTAAAGACATTCCGTTTTTATTTAGCATCGCGTATAAGTAGCTACGTCTATCTAAAAAAGTTCGGTACCTGGATTTAGTTATTAACCCATCTCTTTCTATCACTTGCATTACGCGCTCAATCTTGTTTTCCATACGTTATTAAAATTAAAATTGTAAATAAATAATCCAGTAGTCTCATAATTATATTTTATTGTTGTGTTTAAATTATACTTTAATGTCTAGTTTATTGTGCAAAAAACTTGACAAATATCAGTTTATAACCTTAAATACTTTTTACAAAGTAAGCCTATAACCTTAAATAGTTTTTACAAGTTCGACTTTATGTATAATCTTCTCCCACACATCAGCTTTCTTTTTAGCATCTTCAGGAGAATTAGCTTGTACTATTTTGTAGCTTAGTTCCTTCTTACATCCGTAAGTAAACCATATCCAAACTTTATAAGTCTTCATCGAATTTACGCATAGGAACTTTTAAACCATAAGATAAATCAAACCACCCCCACGCTTTTATCGTATAAACCTTCGTGTAACGAAAATGCTCTTTTGCTTCTTTTAACCACCACTCTTTGAACTCTATGTGCTTTTCGTAGCTTATTTCATTCAAGTACCAATTTTCCTGTTTTTCGTACAAGTCAGTTGGTAGGTTAGCCATTTCTAACTGCTTTTTAATAGCAGCTAAAACAAAGGCGTCATTTGTTGGATATTTTCTTCTTCTCATATCTAAAAACTTTTTGTTTAGTGTCTATGTTTATCGTGTATTCTTTAGCCTTACATACTGCTAAATACAATTCAAAGTTGAAATTGCCGTTTCTTTTCCAGTATTCAATTTGTTTAAGTAGTGTCATCATAGCCAATAGTTTAAATAATCGTTGTCATAATCTTCTAAAAACACGGATGGATTCGTCTTTTGGTAGTTTACTAACTCTTCGTCTAAATAGTCTAACATAGCTTCCGATAACACGAATTTAGTAATAGGCTCTACATCACTCCAACACTCCGACTGAATAATACTACCTAACTCTATTTCGTTGCTATACACATCTAATCCGTAATTAGCTACTACGTAAAAAGTCAATCCGTCATCTTCCCAGTTAAACGTAACTACTCTTTCTCCACTTACAAAGCTGTGTTCAATATAAAAATTATCTAATTTCATTTTCTTATTTTTATTCCGTTAAACTTCTCATTATAATAATCTTCACCTGTATAGGTATATTCGTAATTAGTTACACCACTTGAATTTCGTTTCTTGTTTCCGTGTGCTTCTATAATTTGCTGCTTTTCTAATTCTAAAAATTTATGAAAGTTATTAATAAATGTCCTTCCTTTTTCAGTGTGAACGTCAAATAAAGACGGATACATTTGTTCTAATTCATTAAATACTTCTTGTATTGCTGTTTTCATTTTCTTCGATTTAAGACGTTATTAATTAAGTAGTGATATGATTATACCAAAAACTACAATAAAAGCCGTTAAAGGGGCTAAAAAGTGGCTTAAAAACGATTTATGCTCACTTGTTCTCGGTAAAAAGTTTTCTAATCTCATTTCTTTACAAGTTTTAATAGTTGTTCAATAGACCAATCAAGTAACGCTTCAGGCTTTTCCATTGGTTGTAATGCTTGACCTACAGCAGTCTGTTGGTAGGCTAAGTCTTTTCTTCGTGTTTTTGTTGTTTTCATAGGGTTAAAATTAATGTGCGTTACCAAGTCGCACCCCTTGTTTTATTAATAATTATATTCAGTTGATTTAGTATAATAAATGTTTCTTTCGTTTAATTCGTTAACTAACATTTGTTCTTGTAAGTTTAACATAAGGTCTCCGAAATGATGTTCGTATTTAAATAATCCGTTTTGAGTTAAAGTAACATAACCATTAGAAGTAAAGGTTTCTACGTTAGTACCTTTAGAAGTTTCATAAGTGTAAGTCGTTGTTTTCATAATGTTTTTATCAATTAATTATACGCAAATATAATACTTATTTACAAACTACAAACAATTTTAGTAAAAAATTTTAAATTATTTTTTCTTAGGCATAAAAAAAGGCGATATTTCTACCGCCTAATCCTAATTAACACATTATGAAAGTACAAATCTACAAAGGAAATTTCATACTATCAATATTTCTTATAGCACTATCTGTATTTTCTCCTTTTGAACGTGCGTATTCAATGGTTAATATCCTACCGCCTACAGGTTTCATAGGAGCGCCACGTTCTACGTGCCATCCATATGCGCCATCCATATACTCTTCTTTATACGTTCCGGTAATCATTGAATGTATTTGCTTATGATTAAAGTAATAGCCTTTTGTAGCGTGAAAACTTATCGAATCACGGACATCGTTACGCGCTGAATTTTCGTGTATATGTCCCATAGTAAACACGTCGTAACCTTCGTAGGATTCCATAGCACGAGTTAAATTCAATGCACCCTTAGTAACTAATCCACCGCCACCGCTTCCGTGAAAGTATTTTATTTTTGTAGTCATTCGTGTATTTGTACGTACTACTTGGTTTACTATAAACCATCCACCGTAACCTCCCGTCATTACATTACTACCAGCTTTGTAGTTTAGTAAGGTGACAAACCTTTGTAAGATATCCGTTTCGTGTCTTTTTATAATACCTGTTTCGTGGTTACCATATCCGATAACTGTCATTAAATTAGCATACGGAAGGAAGAAATCTACAGCAGTTTCTACGATAGAATCAAAATACCTTGCATTATTGTGTTCAGGTCTTATATCGTTCTTTACTTTTCGAAAGTCATAAGCACCTTGCATTAAGCAGAAAGTATCGCCGTTGAACATTATAGGAATTTCATTATTTAAGCAGTAGTCTAAATCGTGTTTTAGTAAGTTCCAATCACATTTTGGATTGTCCCAATGAATATCCGAGAACATACCCATACGAAAAGACGAACCCTCTACACGTAACTCGTGTATGTTCTTAGCGTGTTTTATTAAATTCATAAGTTAATTTTTGAGTCTACTCTACGAAGTAAGTAAGATAAAGCGAAACCAACAAATATTCCGATAAATAAAAAATTTAGGTTAGGTCTTTTTTTAGACTTAGCTTCTGCTTTTGCTTCAGCTTGTTTTGTTTTTTCTTTTATTCTAATCGTGTCACGTTGGAACTTCAACTCGGTTTTTACTTGCCACTTTGTTTTAGGAACGTAAACCTTCTTATATCGGATTACAGTATCTTTTGAAGTTATTATCTTTTCCCACATTATTGTATCGTTTACAATATAAGGAATAGAATCTATGGTAGTAATTCTAATCGTGTCCCCTGTTTCTTCACATTTGTAGCCTTTTTTAATTGCTTTGTTTAGGTGATATTCCGCACTACAGGAATACAAAAACACGAATAAAATTAAATACTTCATAAGCCTTTTAACATTTGAATTAATCTCGGACAAGGATAAACATCCGACTTATCTACTCTAACTGAATTATGCGTAAATACTCCGTTTTC